GCATCTATTGCCGACCTGCAGGTAGGAGACGGGAACCAACAAGCAGCAGTGGGCACGACAGTCGCTATGTTGGAAAGAGGATCGCGTGTAATGTCAGCGATTCATAAAAGAATGTATGCCGCGATGAAAAAAGAATTTACAATTTTAGCTAGAGTATTTAAAACTTATTTACCTCCCGTTTACCCCTATGATGTTATTGGTGGACAGAATCAAATTAAACAAATAGATTTTGATGACCGTATTGACATCTTACCAGTTGCAGATCCAAACATCTTTAGCCAGACTCAACGGATCTCTTTAGCTCAAACAGAAATGCAATTGGCTGCCTCGAACCCTCAAATACATAATCAATACGAAGTGTATCGAAACATGTATGAGGCATTGGGGGTAAAAGATATTGATTTAATTTTAAAAAGACCACAACAACCAACACCAAAAGATCCTGCGTTAGAACACATTGATGCATTAGCTGGTGTTCCGTTCCAAGCGTTTCCTGGTCAAGATCATAGAGCACACATCACAGCGCATTTAAACTTTATGAATACAAATATGGTTAAGAATGCACCAGCTGTTAATGGTGCGTTAGAAAAAAATATACTTGAGCACATAAGTTTAATGGCACAAGAGCAAATAGAACTGGAGTTTAGAGAAGAACTACAGCAACTACAACAAATGTTGCCTATGTTACAGAACCCACAGGCTATGATGCAGAATCCTAACCTTCAAAATCAAATTCAAATGATGCAACAGAAGATAGAATCTAGAAAAGCAGTGTTGATTTCTGAAATGATGGGTGAATTTGCTAAAGAAGAAAATAAAATTACTGGAGATTTTGGTAATGACCCTATTGCTAAACTAAGATCAAGAGAATTAGACCTTCAAGCTAAAGATAATGCTAGAAAAGAGAAGGAAGGTGAAGAGAAAATGAGTCTAGACAAGATGAAAGCTATGATGAACCAAGCAAACGTCGAAGAAAAACTAGATCAGAACGAAGAATTAGCAGAATTGAGGGCCAATACGTCAATTCAAAAAACAATTTTAGGAAAAACAATACCATCTAGTAATAAAACACCAGATAGTATATCAATAATTAGAGGAGAGGAGTAAAATCTATGGCATTTCCAATATTAGGTGCATTAAAACTTGCAGTAAACGCTGGTTCGCACATTTACAAGAAGAAAAAAGAAACACAGATGATGATGGCTAACGCACAGGCTACACATGCACAAAAAATGGCAAATGGAGAGCTAGAATACTCTGGTAAATTATTAGAAGCCAGACAATCGGACTGGAAAGACGAGTTCGTATTGGTCGTTCTCACGCTGCCGATATTAGTTATCGCATATGGGGTCTTTAGTGACGATCCTGCAGCCGCTGCAAAGATAAAAGAGTTCTTTGAGCAATTCCAACAGCTGCCGTCATGGTTCACAAATTTATGGATCCTTGTGGTTGCGAGTATTTATGGTATAAAGGGAACGCAAATATTTAAGGGAGGAAAAAAATAATGCCAAATAGACTATACAACAAACAAGTTACACCTAAAGGATACAAGATGGGTGGAAGAGTTAAAAAAATGGGCGGCGGAATGATGAACAAGAGACCTATGTATAAAGACGGTTCTTTAAAACCAGTTCCAGCTGAAAACAAAGGTCTTTCAAAACTACCTACTAAAGTCAGAAATAAAATGGGCTTTATGAAAAAGGGTGGTAAGGTTAAGTAATGGTTAAGGAAAGTAAATTAAAACCTGGAAAAGTAATTGACCCTAGATCAAGAGATTTTGAGAGACATAAGGGAGAGTTACGTGTAAAAAAAGAAAAAGAACGTAAAGAAAAATATGATGAATTTGGTAATAAAAAAAATACCATTGGGAATAAAATAGCGGACTTTTTTAATTATCCCAATCGAATCGCTCCTCCCAAAAAGAGAAAGAAAAAAGCGGGTGGTGGAATATCACAAAGAGGTCTAGGTAAAGCTTTTATGAAGGGTGGAAAAGTATAATGGCAGGTCCGGGTTTATACGCAAACATTGCAGCTAAAAAAAGAAGAATCGCTGCTGGCTCAGGTGAGAAGATGAGAAAAAAAGGTTCAAAGGGTTCACCAACTAAAGCAAACTTTGTAAGAGCCGCACAAACGGCGAGGAAAAGATAATGACTAAATTATGTCCGAGAGGAAAATCAGCCGCGAAGCGAAAATTTAAAGTTTACCCCTCAGCATATGCTAACGCATACGCTTCTAAAATTTGTGCAGGAAAAATTAAAGATCCATCTGGTGTAAAGAGAAAAGATTTTAAAGGACGTAAGCCAGCTGCCATGGGTGGTAGAATTGGTTATAAAGATGGTTCACCGAAAATTGTGCCAGGAAAAAAAATAAACATAGTAAGAGGATTTAAAAAAGGTAGAGGTAATCTTATGGAGGCTAATGTGGTTGGTAAAAAACAATTGTATGACTACGCATCAGGGCCACAAACAGGTAAAGATACTAAAGACCAGGGACCAAGAGCTAAACAAAGTAAATTTGAAAAAGAGTCGAGAAAAGGCAAGGTTAAACATGCAAAAAGACCTCAATATAAAGCCAGTGGCGGACTTATAGAAGCTACACAAAAACTAAAACGACAAGGTTTTGGTATGGGTGGCTCTTGCATACAAATTAAAGGTTTTGGTAAAGCACGAAGACCAAGTGAATAATCATGGCAAAAAACGGACTTGATAAATGGTTCAAACAAAAATGGGTAGATATTGGAAGCAAGCGAAAGGATGGCTCATTCGCAAAATGTGGCCGTTCAAAACAAAAAGCCGACTCGAAGAGGAAGTATCCAAAGTGCGTTCCTTTAGCAAAAGCGAGATCGATGTCGGAGGGACAGCGAAAGTCTGCCGTTGCCAGGAAACGGGCAGCTGCCAATGTGGGACCTAAACCAACAAACGTAAAAACTTTTGCAAAAAGAAAGAAAGCAGCAAACGGTGGTTACATGGGGAGTTTTATAAAATTAGATGTGGATGGAAAAACATATGGAAATCCAAGTTTAAAAAAATATTATAAAGGCATGATCTAATGAGAACACAAGATAGACAGCCGCCTAAAACTAAAAAATATTTTAGATCAACTAAGTCTGGTGCAGGCATGACTAAGGCTGGAGTTGCAAGATATAGAAGAGATAACCCTGGATCTAAATTAAAAACAGCGGTCACTGGCAAAGTCAAACCAGGATCCAAAGCTGCTAAGAGACGTAAATCTTTCTGCGCAAGAAGCGCAGGTCAAATGAAGAAGTTTCCTAAAGCTGCGAAAGATCCTAACTCAAGATTAAGACAGGCTCGTAGAAGATGGAAATGTTAAAAAATTTATTTAAAAAAATATTAGGACTAGACAAATTAGATCATAGAATTAGAATATTAGAAAGAGCTAAATATTGGAAGGAGAAATATGAAAAAAGAAAAAGCTAAAATAAAAAAAGTAATGGGTGCTTTAAAAAAAGCATCCAAGACACACGCTGCTCAAGCAAAGACTTTGAAAGGAGTTCTTAATGGCCGATCCAAAAAAAGGAACGGGTAAGAAACCTAAAGGAAGTGGTAGACGACTTTATACTGATGAAAACCCGCGTGACACTGTTAAGATCAAGTTCGCAACGCCAACAGATGCGAGAAAAACAGTGGCGAAAGTTAAAAAGATATCTAAACCGTTTGCTAGGAAAATTCAAATATTAACTGTTGGAGAACAACGTGCCAAGGTTATGGGTAAAAGAGAAGTTGCTTCAATATTTAAAAGAGGAAAGGAAAGTATAAGAAATGCGAAGAGCAATACTTGAAGCCCTCCGCGCTCGCTACGAGGCTGAGATTGCAGAGGCTGATGCTACCGCAAATATCTATTTAGAAAACAGCGTAGGTATTGGAGAGCATCCTCAACATTTAGAAGAAGTAAATAAACAAATAGACAGGATAGCTAATGCGAAAGAAAAGCTAGAAGTATTAGATGAATTTGAACCAGAGAAAGGAACTAAGCTATGATGGACCCGTTAGTGGTTGTATCTAAACTACAAAAAATAATGAACAATAACCTACAAAGAGTTGGTGATGCCATGATTAGTGGTGGTGTTGACAACATGGAAAAATATCAGTATATGTTAGGACAAGCAAGAACATATCAATATCTATTACAGGAAATCTCTAACCTGCTAGAAGAAAAGGAGCAAACAAATGAAGGAAACGTCGTCGGTATCAACGAAGGAAATTCCAAAACATAGGAACGCACTTCAAGAGAAATATCAAAAAGCAAAAGATTTAGGCCAAGAAAACGAGCCCTTAAATCCAGACAATATACAAAAACAAAAAGAACAGCTGCCCGAACCTAGTGGCTGGCGACTACTTGTGTTGCCATTTACACCAAAGGAAAAAACAAAGGGTGGTATTTTAATCGCACAAGAGTCTTTAGAGAAATTAAGAATCGCAACAAACTGTGGTTATGTTTTAAAAGTAGGACCACTAGCTTATTACGATAAAGAAAAATTTCCAACAGGGGCTTGGTGTAAAAAAGGAGATTGGGTAATCTTTGCTCGTTATGCAGGATCAAGATTACCTATTGAAGGCGGCGAAGTCCGTTTATTAAATGACGACGAGGTTTTGGGTACAATAAATAATCCAGAGTCCGTGTTGCATAATATTTAACATAGAAGGAGATAACTATGCCAGAAGCAGAAGAAAACAAACAAGATCTAGTTGACATCGATACATCGGGTCCCGGTGCTGAGATTGAATTAGAAGAACCAAAAGAGAAAGTAGAGGTCGAGAATGAAGTTGTTGAAAACGATACTAAGCCCGCTGACACATCTGAGAAATCTGATGAGCAGCCTGTTGTTCAAGAAACAAGCGACGAGAAGCAAGAAACAAAAAAAGAAGAACTAGAAGATTATAGTGAAGGCGTTAAGAAAAGAATTGCTAAGCTAACTAAAAAATGGCGTGAAGCAGAAAGACAAAGAGAAGCTGCTTTAGAATACGCTAAAGGTGTTCAAGAAGAATCTAGTAAATTAAAAACAAGGGTTTCTAATTTAGAACCTAGTTATGTAAATGCAATGGAGAGTAAAGTTGCTGCAGGTATACAAGCAGCACAAGCTAAACTTGCAGCTGCAAGAGAAGCTGGTGATATTAAAACAGAAGTTGAAGCACAAAAAGATATCGCTAGATTAGGCGTTGAAGAGGCACGAGTTGCTACCATGAAGCAGCGAGCGGCAGCTGAGATAAAACAAACCAAAGAGCCAGAAAAAACTTTAGATCAGGTAATAGCACCACAACAAGCAGTTGCTGATCCTAAAGCAGAAGAATGGGCTGAAAACAACCCTTGGTTTGGACAAGACTCAGCTATGACTTATACTGCTTTTGATTTACATGAAAAATTAACAAAAGAAGAAGGGTTTGATCCTAATACTGATGAGTATTATGCAGAAGTAGACAAGCGTATGAGGCTTGACTTCCCCCACAAATTTGTTAAAACTGAACCAAAGGAAACGACTAAACCTACTCAAACTGTAGCGTCAGCTACGCGGAGTGTAAAACCAGGTCGCAAAACTGTGAGACTCACTTCATCACAAGTAGCAATTGCTAAAAAATTAGGAGTGCCATTAGAAGAGTATGCGAAACAATTAAAAATCACAGAGGAGGCATAAGCATATGAGTACAGATAAAATAAGAACTTCCCGTGCGAGTCAAACAAGAGTTAAGACAGCTAAAAAAACTGTTTGGACTCCCCCGTCATCTTTAGATGCACCCCCTGCACCAGATGGGTACCATCACAGATGGATAAGAGCTGAGACAATGGGTTTTGATGATACAAAAAACATGTCAGGTAAATTAAGATCAGGATATGAATTAGTGAGAGCTGACCAATATCCAGATGTAGATTATCCAACTGTTAACGATGGAAAATACAAGGGAGTGATCGGAGTTGGTGGCCTATTGCTGGCTAGGATATCGACAGAACTCGTTGAATCGCGTAAGGAATATTTTGATAACCTTACAAAACAAAAAGACGAAGCGATAGAAAACGATCTTCTGAAGGAACAGCACCCAGGTATGCCGATCGACCATGATCGACAGACTCGTGTAACCTTCGGTGGTACAAAAAAGAGCTGATAATTTTTTAGCAATTTTTGCCAACGAATTAAATTAATCGTTTACCTCGGTAAACAAAAGGAGATAAATATGGCAAACCAAGACGCAGCTTTCGGATTAAAACCCCTAGGCAAAATTGGAGCTTCACCTGATAACAACGCAGCTACTGAGTATGAAGTAGCAGCATGTGCATCTGCTTTCTCACAAAATGACTTAATGAAAGCCATTAACACGGGAACAGTTGGAATCGCAGCAGCTACTGATAATGGAGCACTTTTAGGCTCTATGCAGGGCGTGTTTTTCACTGACGCTACAACAAAAAAACCAACCTTTGCTAATCACCTAGCGGCATCAAATGCAGCTACTGATATCAAAGCGTTTATTACTGACGATCCACATCAAGTTTATGAAGTACAATCGGATGCATCAGGCGCAACTCAACAAACAGACGTTTTTACAAACGCTGATGTAGCAGTTGGTGCAGGTGTAACTCCGCATTTCGTTTCTAAAACTGAAGTGACGGATACTCAATCAACAACAACAGCTAACTTGCGAATCATCGGAGTTTCAGACGATCCAGACAATAGCGATTTAACATCTGCTAATTGTAATTTTAAAGTGATCATCAACGAACACTTCTACATGACCGCAACTGGTCTGTAATAGCAGAATAGGAGAATAAAAAATGGCTATATCAAGAGGACAACTAGTTAAAGAACTAGAGCCAGGTTTGAATGCACTATTCGGCTTGGAATATAACAACTATGCTAATGAGCATGCGGAAATTTTCGACACTGAAAACAGTGACAGAGCTTTTGAAGAAGAAGTTATGTTATCTGGTTTCGCAAATGCACCGATCAAAGCTGAAGGATCTTCAATATCTTTCGACAGTGCACAAGAAACTTTCACAGCTCGTTACACACATGAAACACTTGCACTAGCATTCGCAATCACTGAAGAAGCGATTGAGGATAACTTGTATGACAGACTTGCGTCTAGATATACAAAAGCTTTAGCAAGATCAATGGCTAACACTAAACAAGTGAAAGCAGCTAATGTGTTAAACAACGCGTTCAGTTCATCTTCTGCAGGCGGTGATGGTAAAGAGCTTTGTGCTACTGACCACCCAATCGTTGCAGGAACAGA